CCATCATACACTTCAATGTAACCTGTATTGGTATCCATTTTACAAGGGAAAGTAATTCCATCTTGTCCAAATCTGTTTTTCATAATGTGTGCACGAGCAGTATTGTTCAATTTATCTTTTGATTTTCTACTCCAACTCATAATGAAATCTGCGTTCATTACTTTTGCATAAGAATCAGCAATCTTATCTGCTTCAATTACTTCACTATCAATTGCAGAACGATTGGTTTGAGATGCAGTCCATATTGGTATTTCCAATTCCCCACTCATACCACGAAGGTCAATATACACACCTCCTTGTTCTTGGTAAGTAGAGTCTGACTTACTTGAACGAGAAAGTAAAAGGTCAGCATAATCTACAATGATAACATCGGGCTTGTTATCCATCGTAGTCATCTTCTCAATGTGTTGTTGTAACTTCTTGACTGTAACTCCCTTCGGTGGAAAATACTTAATTAAAAGTTTACCACGAAGGTTTTTAATTTTGGATTTGACTTCTTCTTTCTTGTCTTTCAAATCCGCTGAAGGTATTTGTGTGAATACCGTGTCATATCGAGCACCTACATAGTGTTCTGATAATTCCATTGTATAATGAACCACACTCAAACCTCTTCGTACTGCTTCTGCACCTATTGCGGTGAGAATCCATGTTTTACCTACACCTGAAGGTGCAACTACAACTCCCAATTCTCCTGGTCCTAAACCACCATCCATTAGGTCATTTATCGGCTCCCATCGAGTTGGAACAGTTGAGCGTTTTAAATCTTCAGTTCTTGCGTCAAAATCTTCAATATAATCCATACCCAAGTTGGTTTCTTGACCAACTTTCATGGCACCATCTACCAAATCTTTGATTCTATCATAAGAACCAGCTTGTAAAAGGTCTACTGATTGTAAAATTACATTTTTAAGATTTTGATTTATACAGAACGAACGAAATTCATTTTTGATATAATCTAAATCTACATTACCAACTTGGGTATAAACATGCTTAAGTTGGTCAACTACCGTTTTTTTAAGAATGTCATTATCCACTTTGGATAACTGAGATTTAAATACATCGATTGTAGGAGGTTTTCTGTATATCTCGTGATATTCAAGTATTTCACTAATAATCCACTTGTTAGCATCGTTCTCAAAGAACTTAGGAGTGGTTATTTCACTTATCGTGTCAAGAAACTTGTTATCAGTTAGAAGTGCAGAAACTACTTTACTCTGAAATGATTGCCCGTATTTCGATAAAGTATCTATTTGTTGTTGCATTGACTCTTTTTAATAACTTTTGCTAAGATACGAAAATAATTTGAATTTACAAAATTAATTGGTAATAATATTTCCAAAGGTTCTTTTTAACCAATCGTTAATATCGCCAAAATTATTTACTACCTTGTATTTTAGTAAAACTTTCATGAAATCCATTTTATTTAATGGTTTCAATTCTTCATTAAATCTATCAAGAATTTTCATCTTAATTTGACCAGAAATATCAACATCTTTAAGTTGCATTAACTTTTCGTTCATAATAATCTGATTCTTTGAATTTAAGATATCTTTATAAATTTTAATCTTTCCTTTAGTTTCTTCAACTTTTTGTTCTGTCAACTCTAGAAATTCATCAACTGAAATTTCTTTATCTTCAGTAATTTCTGGATATCGTTTAAGAACTGTCTTTAACCCACATCCATAAACTCCAGGTATATTATCAGATGTATCACCATCTAATACTCTATAAAGTAAAAGGTTTTTTGGGTCTAAACCAAATTCTTCTTTGATTCTGTTTTGATTATAAATCTTCTTTTTAGTGGGTGACCAAACAATAGTTTTTCCATCTACCAATTGTAAAAAATCTTTATCAGTTGACATGATTACCGCCTGTTCATCTTCTTTAAGAAGATTGGTAGCAATATAAGCCATAGTATCATCTGCCTCAACACCATCGTAAATCATGGTTGTCATAGGTAAATATGATAACATATCCATCAACCAGACATACTGTCTTTTCATTGATTCTCGTTCCTCTTCTTCATTCATCATATCGTTATATGCACGATTAATATGAAGTTTACTCTTAGAACGATTGGCTTTATACTCACCATAAATCTTTTTACGATTTTTAGAACCACCTTGACCATCAAAAGTTACGATTACTCTTGTTGGTTCTACTTGTCTGATTGCATAACCTATTGATTTAAGTGTACCAATCACACCACCAACATGGTCACCATCATCATTAAGAGTAGGAGTTGATGTCCAACATCTAATAAAAGTGTTTAACCCATCAATAATAAGAACACGAGAGTTCTTATGCTTGTTAGCATTACCCTCGTGTTCCTTCTCTACTGATTCTAAAATATTCTTGTATAAATCCTTCATTAAAGTTGTTCTTTATCAAGTGGAAAGTATTGGTCTAGAATATCGAGTTGGTCTTGATATTTTGCAATTGCTTCCAATTCAATTTCAATAGCCTCGATAATATCAGAATGTTCCCCAATACCAACTGATTGATTTAAGTAAACTTCAATGTTTGCAACATGCTTATCTACATGACCTTGTGCATGTGAACGAGTTGCTTTTAATAAAATATTTCTCATTTTAATTGTTTTTAATCATCCATACCCTCACCACCTTGAGTAACTTCCATATTATCAATGTCTAGGGTGTCTGATTTGTATTGTAAAATTTGTTCTTCACAAATCTTTTTATAAATTTGTTCGCGAACATCTTCTCTGTCTTCCATTAGTTGGATAAAATCTTTGGATTGGAATTTTAGTTCTTCACCAGTTTCAGTATCAACATAAGTGTACCATGCACCTGCTTGTTTAACTATCTTTTCTTCTTTCATTACCTTTAACCAAGAACCATAATTATCAATTCCTCTATCAAAGTAAATCTCAAAGTCAGTTGAACGAAGTGGTGGGCCCATTCTGTTTTTAATAACTTGTGCACGAACTTTCATTCCAACAATCTTATCTTGTCCACCAACTTTCATTTTGATTTGACCAGTTCCTTTTAATCTCAATCTAACAGAGGCATGGAATGCAAGGGCTTTACCACCACTTGTTGTCCATGGGTCACCAAAGGGCATGGCGTTCATCTTCTGACGAAGTTGGTTTGTATAAACTAATAAGATTTTTTGTCTACCAATCATGTTGGTAATCTTTCTCATCGCCTTAGAGATGATGATTGCTTTGTCAGTAGCATATCCATCTTTACCATAATCCGAAGCAAGTTCTGCCTTAGTTGAAGCAGCTGCAACTGAATCAGTTACGATGGTTACTAATTTGTCTTTTGAAGTTTCACGAACTTTCTCAATGATTGTTTCAGTCATATCAAAGATTTGTTCTACTGAATCTGCTGATACATAAAGTAACTTAGATACATCCACACCGATAGCTTCTAAGAATTCTCTACTTACTGCAGTTTCAGTATCAATCAGTACTGCAACACCACCTAACTTTTGAGTTTCAGCAAGGAGGTGAGCAGATACTAATGATTTTCCACTTTGTTCAAGACCTGTTATCTCAACGATTCTACCAACTGGCAATCCACCATAAGGGCGGTTAGAAATTGCAACATCTAACATGGCACATCCTGTGGAAACCCACCCATCAACATTCGTTGGTGCAGTATCATCATCTAAGAAGAATGCAACTTTGTTGTCTTTGGATTGCTTGTTCAGCTCACCCGCAAGGATATCTGCCAAGTCTAATTCTTGTTCTTTTTTCTTTGCCATAAGTTTGGTCTATTTACGAGTTGAATAAGTCATCAAATGCTGCAGCTACATCATCTGTTTTAGTAGATGAAGTTTCTGTTGTACCACCTAAATCGGCACTAACACTTGATTGAGTTTGTGGTGCAAGAGTTTCTTGAGTTGTTGAACTCTGAGTTGAAGTTTCACTTTCACCAGTTGGATTTAACCAACCTTCTAACACTCCTTTTAATTCTTCGTAAGATAATTCTTGATACAAATCTGTAATTGCAGTTTGCGATTCTAAGAATGAAGTTGCTCTTGAAGAATCCTCTGAAAGAGGTGTTTCTTTTGGTTTAACTCGAATTGTTGTAGTTGGATACGATGTTCCACCTTCTTCAGCAGAAATATACTCGATAGTTAAATCTCTACCACTTGTTGGGTCAGTAATATCACCATAATCTGGGTCTGCAATATAACCAAGAATCTCTTGATATACAGTTTTACCGAATCCCCAAAAACGAACTCCTTCTCCTTCTTCACCACGAACGATTACAGGTACGAAAGTTCTTAACTTAGGCTCCATAGCCTTTGCTGCCTTCCAATCATCTTTATCACCCATTCTTTTTAGTTTGTCAGCAAACTCAACAATAGGGTCAGGTCTACCAAAAGATTGTGGAGATAAATAAGTTTTGTTGTTTACATTGTAGTGAAAATAAAGTTCAATGAAAGGATTATCTTTGTTGAACTTGTAAGGAACGATACGAACTTGATGTTTACCAGGAGTTGGTTTCCAAAGTTGGTCAGTTTTTCTTTGTGTGTTTTGTAGTTTGTTCAGTCTACCTCTGATTGCGTTAATGTCTAAAGCCATAATTGTTTACCTTTTAGAATTGTTAATTAATTAATGTTTTATCGGTGTGTGTTTATGTATATAAATATAAGAATTTCGAAAAAACCACCGAAAAAATCTTTTCGAAATTCATATATTTTTTAACCCATTTTACTTCTTTTCTAAAAGTGCTAAAGAAGTAAACTTGTCTTGTACATCATCTATGAACCCCATCTGTGATACTTCCATTAGGTCATATCTAATGTTGTTCGAAAGTTGACCAGTTCCATTCGCCTTAGCGAAGAATTGTTTGAAACCAGTATCATTCTTAGCTTTGATGTCAAGAGAAACCCCTACAATTTGTGTAGCGTTCACAGTTGTAGTTATATAACTCATTGATTGTTGTCTATCTTTCTTAGTGAAATCATTTCTCTTCACTTCGATGATACAACTCTTTGTAAACTTAGTAATCTTACCATTCGTTTCGTTGACAAGGAAAATTCTAAAGTCTTGTCTACCTTCATCGGAATCATACTCCATGATTACAAAATCAGTTCTTTGTTTCGGTGTCATTGAGTTTAAAAACTCCCAACCATATTCTCTTCTAAGGTTGTCAGCGTTAAACTTACCACCAAAATCATTAACGATTACTTCGTACAACCATAATTGGATTGCACGTTCTAACAAATCGTTATCAGGGTATCTATCTAAAAGATACTGTCTAAGTTCCTTAAAGAGTGTAGATTTAAGGAGACTATCAATATCACCAAACTTATCAGTTGAAGTGAAGAAAGGTCTAAGGTCATCCTTTGAAATATCAGCCTCAAGGATAACATTGTTAAGAGAGGTTAGACCAGAGTTACCTCGAAGTGGTAACATAAACGCTATCTGGTCTGAATTCTTGTAGTAAACAATTAAATAAGGAATATCACCTGTGATATCTCCCTTCTTCTTCCACTCCTCATCACCAAGTGATTTACGATAATTGTTATCTCGTTTACCTAATCTAAAGTTATCGAGTAACACTGTCTTATCACCCTCATCTGTTGGAATGATTAATGGTAGTTTGTCAAACAACTTACCATTCAAAGATAGGTTGTTAAAACTTGGTAGGTTAGATACTTTACCATTAGGAAGTATCCAAACCGTTGGTGTTGGTTGTAGTGTGGTTGATAATCTATCATCCGCACCAGTACCAAACCCAGTACACTTAATTGTGTAGGTTCTACCGTTCTGAATGTTTCTGTTATCATACAGAGAAATCAACCATCTCAAATCCTCAATGTATCTTTCATAAGATAACATCTTTTGAGAATAAGGAATGAATGATTCAATGATTACACCAGATTCAATCTCTTGAGATTCTTCTTCCCAAACATCACCAGTATGAACATCCCATGAGTTCCAAGTAGAACAATTAGGTGTCTTTACTTTAAAAACAAGTTCTGATGTGTATTGAGATTGTGTAGAAATACCTGACCCGTAAATGGAACCAGATTTGTTGTCCTTAACTTTGAAGTTCTGAGATTCTACTACCTCATCATCAATCATGTTTTCATTGATGATTTCTAGTGTAGTACCAGGTCCTGGTTGTAAACATCTTACAACAAATCCCTCGTTCTTAATCTTCTCAATTTCAAAGATAACTTCCTTTACATCCTTTGGGATGTTAGTTAAAAGTTCGAACCAAAACTTGATTGGTGCGAAACTTAACTTCTGATTCTGCTTCTGAGAAGAAGAAATCACTTGTGTCATTGATTTCATCTTTTTATCGATGAATCGTAGAACCTTACGTCGTGTAGGCCGGTTCAAACTTCCTACGGAGGTCGAGTACTTTACTTCGTCTTGCTCCTTTGGTGTTAAAGTAACCATAGTTTTTTATATTTTTAATTATAATGCTAATATACGAATAATTTTTCAATTATCCAAATATTTTTTATTTAAAGTTTAAAAAAGTTATATTTTCAGTTATCACATGATTGACTAGTAACACACCAAGTGTCCAAATTACTAACAAACTAATCAATTGAAAGGGTTTCATATCTAGTGTTTTCATATCTCTTAATCTTACATAGCTAATATACGAAAGATTTTGGACTATACAAACTAAAAAATGTTAAAATTTTGTTAAAATTTTTATATTATTGAATTATTTAGTTTGTACTGACTTGTAGGTCTAATTGATAAATGAGGAACTTCTAACCCTTTTGGTAATTCGATTAACCAATTTACTACATTGGCTACATCTTTATATTCTACTTTATTTTTAGACTCAGGATAACTTGTGTGTCCTTCAAGAGTTGATGGAAATATATTCATTACTTTACATTGTTTTGTATTATATTCAATATAAAGATTATTTAATTCTGACAAAAACTGTGATTTATAAGTAAAATACTCATTTTCATAGTTTTTTTTAAGATTAGAATCAAGTATAGTACTAAAATTTAGTGTATTGATTATTATCTTTTCGGAATCTTTCCATTTATCAAATAAAGAAGTAAACAAATTTAATTGACATTCTTTGTTATATGCATTATTTATAAAAACATCACAATCTATTACTTCATTTATAATTGTTGTTGGGTCTGAAACATCATAACCATTTGTTCTACTAAATCCTAGTACTTCATGTGTTTCTGATATTTTATCAAATATAGCTTTACCAACACCTCGTGTATGACCTGTTATTCCTATTTTCATAATAATATCTTTTTCATGTTAGTATGAGTTTCAAACAAAAATCCAATTAAAGACCATCGAATACCAGATGTAATTTCCTTCACTTCATGATACCTATTACATTTAAACCCATAGATACTTCCTTGTTTTTTTGGTAATTTTTCATCAGGATTATACAAAACAAAATCACCATCTCCGTAGTCATCATTTAAACAAACACCTAAATTATAAATCTGCCTTGGGTTATACACATCTTGATGTTTTTTAAATTTATCACCAACACTATATTTGTGTAATTGGACTTTATCTAACTCTTTAATAATTTTATATCCAGTAGAATCTTCGAAATATTCATATAATCTATTAAATATCCATTGTGTATTTTCATTTCTGTCGATGATATACCAAACATATTTTATGTCTGCAGAAGGTCTTTTTACATCTGCATTTAAACCATCTCTAACTATTATAGGTAATTCGTTAGAAAGATTTATAATTTCAATACATTCCTTTTTAGTAAATAAAATCATTAATTATTTTCCCCATTTACCATTTTTTACAATCTGAGCAATAATTCCATATACCGATAAATCTTGAAATGTATCTTCTATTGCTTCACCAACTTGGTCTTTATTACCCAATACCACAAGTTGTTTTAAACGATTAATTTTATCGTTCATTCTAAACCATAGACCAGTAAGTGAAATTTTTATTTCTTCTTCAGTTTCTAATTTAGAGCCAACTGATATGTTGTCGGGTCCATAATTTAATTGTTTTTTGGCGAATAATTCATATTCTGTGAATAGAATTCTTTTAAATTCTAATGTGGTTTCTGGGTACAATTTCTCACATTCAGCAACAACCTTTGGGTCATCATACTGAATCATTTCGTATTCCTTTTCAGGTATTGCCTCAAATTTTAAATTGTGTTGTCTCTTGGGTGTTTTTGATACTACCTTTGGGGTAGTTGAAGTTTGTTTTGCCATATAACTTTTATTTTTTTGCTAATATACGAAAATTATTTTAATTATACAAATTAAAGTTTCGTTTTTGGTAGATTTTTTTCAGCCCACTTAATCCATTCTTTTCTAACAATATCAATTTCTTTTTGATTTTTGAATGAATCTTTATAATCTTTAAAAAATTCTTCGAATGCTTGACCAAGAGTAATTTTCTTAGTTTTTGCTCTTTTATTTAATCCTTTGATAAATGCAGGAACTTCTTGTCTAAGTAGTAAGTATTGATAAAAAGGTTTATCACCTCTTTCTTCAAATTTAATAGTTCCTTTTTGACCTTGTGAAATGTGTTCCATTTCGTGTCTGAAAGTTTCTTTTATTTCTGCGATAAAATCATTGTAAGCAGCTGGGAATACTATTGGATTGTATTTTACAGTTAAATCCATTTCATCAAATTCGGCACCACCTTCAATAGAAAAAGGGTTACCTTTTAAATTTTTGGTAGGTACTAACTTAATAGAAAGGTCAAACTCAATTGGGTCTCCCAATTCATCAACACCTGGTCCTTGAGCCATATCTGTATATGAATATTTTTTACCAAAAGATTTTTTGAAGTGATTTATGAAATCTCGTGATAATCTTAAAACTTCACTTTTGTAAGTGACCTCAGACAATAACTCTTTTAATGATATCATTTTTGATTAAATTCTATTACCTCGAAGATTCTCGTAGAGATTTTTTTAGTACCTTCTGTATTAGTAACTATAATTGTATTTTTGAATCTATTCCAATCTATTTCAAAGGATTTATCCAATATACCACCATTCTCTTCTTTTACCAGTTCATTAAGTGCATTGATGGTATATAGAGTATTACTTTGTTTTTTACGATGAACCAAAATCGTATCGCGTAACGGATATTGTGGTTTATATTGAGTATCTATATTATATGTAACAAAAAGTTCATCCAAATTCCCCTTATTTTGCAGAACATAAATGTAGTTATAAACTATGTGATATGTTTCTCTAATAAGTTGTAGGGTATTTTGAAGTTCCTCTTTAGTTGTAAAAGTACAGAGTAACTGTGTCTTCATTTCTCTCCTTGATTGTTCTCTATATAAATATAAAGTTACAATTTCAAAAAGGTGAAAAATAGGTAAACTATATTTTTACACTATTCTTTATTACTTCGTCTTTCATCTACTTTAGCAGCAACACACTCCTGCATATCTTTACCAAATGAACTTGCTACTTTCTGAGATGTTCCAGCAGTTCTCCATGTATCTTCTGCAAGTTGAGTATCTTGGCCGTTCTTTTTTGATTTGATAATAATTGCACCACTTTCAGCATCAATAGTAGATGTATTTCTCAAATACTCTTTTAACCC